GGCAGGGTGATGCTCATGTCGACCTTGCTGTTGTCCAGGATATCGGCTTCGAACTTGATGCCATCGGCGGACTTGTTGAGGTTCTCCAGCAATTCGGACTGGTTGATGCTGACCCAACCCAGCAGGGGCAACATGACGCTGTCGGGGTGGCCGGCAAAGTCGGTCAGGATGATCTGCAGGTCAAAACCGTACTCAAACGACAGGCTGGTGGCCGCTGTGCAACGGACCTTGCCGTTGTCGATGAAGATCAGCAGCCGGTCGGGATCGTGCTTGAGGTCTGCGACGGTGGCCAGCAAGTGGGCGCGTAGGCTATCGGGCTTGTTCATGTTGCACCTGGTGTTTGTAGATGGTGTCGACCTGTGCCGCGCATTCTGCCCATGCGGCCTCGGTGCGATCCTGGTCAGTAAGCAGGTTGCCGTTATCGTTTGGTGCTGTTGCCGGCAGGCTGCACGGCACCACGGCCGGACAGCCACTGACGATAAGCGTCGGCGCCGGTGATGGCGGGGCGCTCGCGCAACCGGCGAGCAGCATCAGGCAGCAACTGAGCAGCCCAATCACGTAGTTCTGAGTTCTCACGTTTCAATTCCTCGATCGATCGATTCCGTTTTGCTAGGTCCTGGCGCAGCAGATCCTGTTGGGTACGCAGGTCGGCCTGTGCGTTCCGCTCCTGGTTCAACGTGGTTCGAAGGTTGTTGGCGGTGGTCAGATTGCGGCCAGCCTCTTCGCGTGCGGTCCCGAGGTCTTTCGCTGTCAGGGCGGTGTTTTGGTTGGCGACCGTGATACGCAGTTCTTGGCTCCAGATCAGCAGCGCCAGGGCGCCGAGCAGGGCGATGCCATACAGGGCCTGGCGCAGGGGGCTCATGCGCGGTACCAGCCGAGCTTGTTCATTTCCCCGACGTCGAGCTGCTCCATGGGGCCGCGAACAATCACGACCTGACAGCCGGGGGTCATGAAGAGAAGCGCCTCCAGCAGTACCTGCATATCTTCCTGTTCAGTGTTTTCCGGTACCACCAGAAGGTCACCGTCCTGGACGTTCAGTTTTCGCACCTGGTCGAGGTCGATCATGCCGCCACCGCCTGACCGCAGCCGCAGTCGTCGTGCCGCTCGAAGGCGCGCTGCAGCTTGATGTCGTAGAGATTCCGTTTGTAGTCCGGGCCGTTGTAGAGCTTGGCAAAGTCGGCCCATTTACCGGCTTTCAACGCCTTGTGCAGAGCCGGGTCGGTTTCGATGAAGCGCACGAAGGCTTCGAACTGCATCGATTCGCTGGTGCTCATGGTCTGGACAAAGTCTTGCACGCTGGAGTAGCCCAGGCGTTGCCAGTGAAACCCCATGATCTGGAATGCGCCCCAGGAAGCCGACTCCAGTGCGGCGGTGTCATCGATGAGGCGAGCGCTACTCAGGCGCTGGTGTTCGGCCGTGCCGCCCGCGTATCCGCCGTACTTCGGATTGACCAGCGCAGGATTGGTCGAGGCCAACTGATCGGCGTGGCGTTTGAGTTCCGCAGGGTCATCACCCTCATGGCGTGGTACTGCCAGTTGGCGGTACATGATGTGCCGTTCGAACAGAATCACCGGCTTGCCGTTGTCGAGAAACCCCTCACCGCTGGATTCCACTTCGTTGACCGCGTAAACGCTGGCCAGGGGCACGCTGAGGCGTTCGGCTGCGTTGACCAGGTCAGTGTTCTTCAACAGTTTCGAGCAATCACCGCCGGCCAGGCTGATCTGGGTCTTGTTGCCGGCGACACCGTCGACAACCAGCCCGGTTTTCAGCTGATAGGCCCGGACGGCGGCTTCGGTGCTGTCGCCAAATGCGCCGTCGACGACCAGCGTGGCGCCGTGGCTGTTCAGGTTCTTTTGCAGGGTACGCACCGCTTGCGAGCGGTTGCCATGTCGGAGGGTGGTGGTCATGCGCTGGGCCTCAGCAGGGCGGCGACGTTGCCGCGAGAACGAAAGATCAGGGTGCAAAGCAGCACGATGGCGACGGCTTGCCAGAGGCTGGTCGGCGGTCGGTACAACAGAATTTCCAACCCGCAGAGGCACAGCGAGGCGCCGAACAGGCTGGCGAGCAGTGAGATACCTCGACGGAATCGAGACGCGCCACGGATGTAGCAGGCCAGGCGCAGGGCGCTGAGCAGGTAGGCAAGTGCCGCGACCAGTTGCACGATGATTTCCACGGTAGGCATATCAGCTCCCCCCTCTGATGCGTCGCAGGATTTCCCAGAAATCGGCCTTCTCGACCCACACCATGGCTTTGATGCTGATAGGGATGATGATCAAGGCGCAGCCGAACGCCGCGCCGCCGCTGGTGACAAAGGGCACCAGCTGCAGTGCCATTGGCGCGAACAGGTAGCCAACACCGGCTGAGAGGAACAGAGACCCCAGGCGCTGCCAGACCTTGAGGTCATGCTTGGTGCTGGTCACCAGCCAGGCGCCGAGGATCGCGCCGAACAATGCCTCACCGTCGATAACAGGCATGGCGGTGGCCAGGCCGAGGCCCATAAGTAGGCCGGTCACGGCGCTGGAAGTCGGATCAGCCATGGTGCGGTTTTCCTTGGTTGAGTGGGGTCAGTCCCATAGGTGCACCATCTGTCGCTGAGGCGCTGAGGTTTGAGCTTCGGGCATAACTACGGGCAAGCCCTGGGGAAGCGTTGGGCCGTGATCCGCAAGCCCGGGGTTGGCTTGGAGCACCGCCTCAGTGACACCAGCGGTGCGGCCGTAGTGACGCCAGCACAGGGCGTCGACGGTTTCGTTCTGGTGAGCGCGGACGGTGACGGGCATTAGATCAACTCCACCGTAGTGCGGCTGATTCCGAGGAAGTCACGCACGGCCCAACGTAGGTCGCGGCGCAGGTCGTCGATGTTGAGGGTGAGTTCTTCGGCTTTTTGGTTGCCGGTGTTGGTGCTGTCGTATGAGCGATAGCGTTCGCAGATCTCTGCACCGGTGGCGGCGTAGATGGCTCTCAGGTACAGGTGGGTGTACTCAGACACGTCTTTGACGTAGTCGGCCGGCACTTCTGCAAGAGACGCGTAACCCGCTGCCTGCTGGGACAACCGCCATTGTTTAAACTCACGGTTGACGTTGATTGCAGCCTCAATTACGGCGGTTTCCAACCTGACTGGTGTGACACTGTGGTCGATCCGCAGGGTGCCGCGTACTTTGTCCAGGTCAATAGAGGGCCAGAAGGGGTCGGTGTTGATGTGACCGCCTGGCGTAGTACCGCCTGCAACGAAACCGCTCATGCAGGCATACCTCGATACTCGGTGCGCGCGGCTGCTCGCTGAATTTGGGCGCGAGTGAACTCTTGATTACAGGAGCAAAGTCGGTTCAGGACCTTTTTTGCGTTCTGGTTCACTAGCGCAAATTCATGACGCGTTGCGGGCATGATTCCGTCTCGCCGAATCGGGCCAGTGCAAACCGAGCGGTCATAAGTTTCCGTTTCGTCGACATACTGCTGAGCCACGGCGTGCAGACGGTTCTCGGATTCAGACGGCTTGAAATCACACTGAAAGTGATTGGCAAAGGCAGTGTTCATACCTGCTCCAATAGGTCGCCGGTGGTCGGGGCTTCACGTTCAGGAGGAGCGGTCTGGCCGATCCGCCCCGAGCCGGCGGGGTGCGTGGGGACGCTCGGTTAGCTGATGGGTGCAGCGTGTTTTTTTAAGAGGCGCTCGACGCGCTCCAGATCCTTTTTGCCACCGCAGTTGGTATGCAGCTCAATGGCGCGGGCCAGGTGCAGCTTGGCCATGTCCAGGTTCATCCTGATGATCAAAGTGTTTTCGGCTGAGTCATCGGGGACCATAGCGGCGAACGCTTTGCCCAGTGCCAGGTGCAGCTTGGCCTTGGCTTGATCGGGCATGTCCTCTTCGCCGGAGATCTCTTCTGTGCGCAACAGCAGATCGAGATCGAAGGTGCCACCGGCTTTTTGTGTCTTGAGGGCAACCTCGGCGATCTCTTCGGCGATGATGGTGCCGGTGGTGCGTTCGAAGCGATCCGGCATCAGCAACTGGTGTTCGATCACGTAGGCCGCGATGTCCAGGGCGCCGGCAAAATCGCCTGCATCCATGCGCCAGACCATCAG